TAGATTTGTAAAGTTAATATCTAGCCCGTCATAATACTCGGGGTGATTCTTTCTTAACTCTATGTGGTCTTTACAGAATTGAATACGATTGTCGTATTTTTCTCTCTTGTTTTTAGTGTCTCTTTGAGTTGCAATATCAAACTCAATGTATAAATTTTCTTTGTTATAAAACATAATATAAGCCTTTCTCAGTTGTTTACTATACTATACAGGAGATTGTCTAAAATGGCAAGCCCCTATAAAACCCTTATTTTACTCGCTTTTCTCACCAGGAAAGCTGCCAGGATGCGCCAGGATTGACGAATCATAGCTGTTTGTATGTTCCGTACTCTTTAAATTTGCGTCACTCTCTGACATTCCGTCTGCCCACCTTTCAAACTCTTCAATTTCCAGTTGATATTTTTTAATAGATTTATCTACTTTATCTATGGCACCAATATTAGCACCTGCTTCTAATAGACCTTTTACCTCTTCTAAAATATTAATAAATTTTATTTGATCAATCATTTTACACTCCTTTTATGATTCTCTTGGTTGTTAACAAATACTCTAATTAATCTAGAAACATCTACCTCTTCAATTTTTAAAGTTTTTGGATGTTTAAAAATAACTTTACTTTTATTTACTTCTAATTTTATACCTATATCGGAAGCCACTACAATAGCGTCATCTGTATTTTTACGCCAATCATGTGAAGAATAACCTAATACATCAATACTCATTATTTGTCCTCACTTGACATTAATAATACAATGTAATGAACAGCCTTTAAAAGGTCTTTTCTATTACGACCAGCTTTCTTACCATATCTGCAAAGATACTTAATGGCATTAGCTTGGCAGAAATCTTTATCTATATTCAAGTGTCTTAACATATCTTGCACCTGAAAACCGTCTTTTGTGGTACTATAGTGTTCACCATAAGTACCTTTTATGTAATCATTTATTTCTTTTACTATTTTATCTTCATTATATTTCATTCTAAATCATCAGCCTTTCTTTTTACTATTTTTTCAATTTGATCAAAATAACACCAGTTAGAACCAAATGTTATTGCACCAACATATCCTAATTCTGTGTCATATGTTTGTGCATTTAAACTTGTATCGTTCTCAGCAGCTATATCAGTTTTTTCTGTTGCAATACCGATATTAACAATTTCACCTTGTCTGCCTTTTCTATCTTCTATTGTGTCACCTATATTAATTATCATTTTTATATCCTCCCACACCTTTATTTAAATTTTTATAACTATATTTTTCTGTAAAATCTGGCATAAAATCATATTTAAAGAATTGTCTACCGTTGTATAGTTGACCATAATCATTAAATAATGAATTGTCATTTAATACTATATCAGTACCAAACTCATCTTCATATGTATGATAATATTCTGAACCATGTATCATATCTACACCACTATGACCTGTTGCATTAGTAGCTGTTTCATTAAATCTGTCATCACAATACTTTTTAATTTTGTTTTTAAACATTTCTGAATTTAATCTTTTTAATTGAGACAAAGGTGCATTTCTAAAAATAGTATGATGTATTTTAAAATACTCATAACCATCTTCAGGATCTAGATACTCTCTCCAGTATGTAAGATGTAATGTTCCTTCTTTACTCATTAGGCAGCCTCTAGCTCCATATCAATTACTTCGTCAACATTGTATTCATCAATATCACACAAATTTACATTATCAACATTCATAATTTTTGCTTTAGCAGCTTCTTTGCTAATCGCATTGTTTTTAAGTTCAAGTAAGATAGCGTCAACAGCTTTCTCAGCCTCGTTCCAATAATAGTTTTTTACTTTAGACATAGTGTTTTTCTCCTTTGTTAGTTAATATTATATCAAAAATTTGTAGTAGAGTCAAGTAATTTCTTTTCTTGGCGTCTTCTATTCTTTCTTTTAGTGTTTTTTTCTTTATCATATACACATATAATACACTAGTTCCATGCATAAAGCAAGCACTTTTTTACTTTTTTTTGAGTTTTTTTTGACACCTGGTCTCATTTTTAGAGGTGCGTCAAAACGCACAGCCCTAAATCTATGCGTTTTTACTTAATCCTGATTGTATTTGTGTAGATTCGTAGGTATTACATACCTAACCAATTAAATACCGCTCTCAAACTTAACACCATATACATAAATTCCATAATCATTCTTGGCCAATCTTTGTCTTTATAACCAAACCATACCCACATGATACAGGCTGCGACACTTAGCGACCACCCTACCCATTGAGTAGATATATTAGCACTAGATAATATTGTTACACTTGTAACAGCTAACAACAAACCAAACCATCTAAATTTATTCTTTAGAAACCTTGAGGGTAATACCATTATTAATCTCCCTTAATGCTATTTTTATAACCAACCTTTTCTATGTAATAACTATCTACTATATCTGATATAGGATTACCTACTTTATTTGTATCAAATATTTTTTTTAAGTCTATTTTTGTTTCTTTTAAAAATGCCTCATACATCATATCTTTATCAGCATTACCTTTATCTGTTGCACCTTTTTTAACAACACTAGGTACAACTATCTTATATGGTAATACGTCTTGTTCAAGTCTGTATTTTAAGATACCACAATTTTCAGCAATTTGAAATAGACCTTGACCTTTTGACCCATATGAATAACCCTCAATAAAAATTTCATAATCACCCTCATGTAAATCATACAACACATAGAAAACCCAATCAGATATTAATCCAAATCTATGCATTGGATTATCCCATTCATCATGTAATTGGCCTTCTATATTATCAGACATTTTACCATCATACTTTTTTTTATTAGTAAGATAGTAAAAATTTAACTTCTCACCATTTATTACACAAATGGCTGGACTTGTTAAACTGTAATCAATTCCAATTATCGTCTTCGTCTTTGTTGACCCACTCAACATCTTCTTCTTCATTTTCTACCTCATATCCACAGAAAGGACAAGTTAAGGGCTGTAACTCATGCTCTTCACTATCCCAGGTTATGTTATATTTAGTTTCACAATTAGAACAGGTTTTTGTAATTTTATCTGGCATTATAATTTAAACTTCTTAAATTGATCTTTTGTAACATCTTGTTTAATACCACCGATAACATAAGATTCAATTTCTGTTTCTTGTGGTGCATTTTGTGTACCTTTACTATTCAACCAATGGTCAACCCATGGTAAAGGATTTGTTTTTTGTTCATATCTAGGTTCTAAACCTATACCTTTCATTCTTCTATTTGCCATATATTCTACAAACTGGTGTAATAGTTTTTCTGAAAGACCTATCATACTTCCTTTTGAAAATAAATGTGTTGCCCACCTTTTCTCTTCAGCTAATGCGTCATTATACATTTTGTACACATCTTTTTCACATTCTTTTCTAATCTTTAACATATCTTTGTCATCATTTCGGTCATGCCAATTATTAATAACGGTCTGCGACATTGCAAGGTGTTGACTTTCATCTCTTGCAATAAAAGATATAATCTTAGCACTACCCTCTAATAGTTTTAACTCACCAAATGCAAATGAACAAGCAAAAGATACATAGAAACGTAAGCCTTCTAGTATATTTACAGTTACCATTGCAAGATACATTTTCTTTTTAAGTTCATATAATTCAACTTTACTCTTATCTAAATGCCATTTATAACCTAAATCAATTAATTCATCATAAGTTTGTGTAACTGATTTACTTCTTTTTGCAATCTTTTCATCTTCAATAATAGTATCAAATACTTCATTAGGATTTGCATATAAATTTTTAATTATGTATGTATAACTTCTACTATGAATTGTTTCCATAAAATCCCATGTTACAATACAGCCTTCTAATTCTTGATTAGATACAAACGCTAAAAATGCCAAACATGGACCTCTACCTTGAACACTATCTAACATAGTTTGATATTTTAAATTACTTGTAAATATAAACTTTTGTTGTTCAGATAGTTCTTGGTAATCATTTCTATCTTTCTGTAAAGAAACTTCTTCTGGTCTCCAAAAATAACCTAGTTGTTGTTGGTTTAATTTATCAAATATAGGATATTTCATATCACTATATTGTTGTACTTGTAAGTCCTCACCAAAAAACATTGGTTGTTTTGTGAAGTCTAGTCCTTTTTCTTTACTGAATACGCTTTTTGCCATTTAATCCTTGCTCTCCTTTAATTCATAAAAAAATTTATCGTCATCACCTGCTGTCCACTTTTGTTCGCCCTCTACACTATACTCTTTCGTGGACACCTTGAAGTCTGGAAACTTCAATTCGCTTGGAGTATAAGACTTAT